GCCTGTGCTCGCCCTCGCTCAAGATCATGCTGGCGTAGGACGGGCTAATGCCGCTCGCGTCGACCAGTGCTTTCGGGGAGGGGGTGTCCATTCCAGGCTTGTCACACATTGTGACTACTGTTGCAACCCCCAATCATCACAATTTGTGCGGGGCGCATTTAGTCACAGAGTGCGACAATGCCCGCATGGATTCGGACAAGAACGGCGGCCCGGTTTACCTTCGCGCGTGGCGCGAGTTTCGGAAGCTGACGCAGGAGCAGCTTGCCGAAAAGGTTGGAACCAACGCCAACATGATCCAGTATCTCGAAACCGGAGAACGCGGGCTTTCCGCCAAATGGGCGCGGCGACTGGCGCCCGCATTGGACACGACGCCAGGAATGCTACTCGAACACGACCCTAAAGAATTGGACGCCGACGTGCTGGACATCTGGGCGCACGGGGACGCGCGGCAGCGGCGCCAGTTATCCGAGATCGCCAAGGCTCTTTTGAGGACGGGGACGAACGGGTGATCCTGCTCGCGCTTGCTGTGACGGCGCTAGAACCGGCAAAGCTTGTCATCGTCTCGCGCAGTGACGCGCCCACAACGATCCCCTATTCCTCGCTTGCTCGGTGCGAGCGGGCCCGCGCCAGCCTCATGGCTCAGCAAAAGCAGGTGATCGAAGAGTCGCACGCAGGAGAGGTTATCGCATTGCCCAATGGAGGCTACGAGGTCAAAGGAGTCCCGCCGATCGTGAAGGCCTATTGCATCCCTGGCTGAATTATTTTCACAGACTGTGACGATTAGGGGTTGACCGACTAATCACAATCTGTGACAAGCTGTTCCCATCAAGAGGGAGCAGACAGATGGCACTCAACGAGGATGCGCAAGTCGCCGGTGGTTTCGGATGCCTTGGCTTGGTTATTGTCGGAACGGCGTGTCTAGCGCTCGTCGGCTGCCCCAAATACAACGTCTATTCTCAGGAGATGTCCGGCAAAGCGAAACTCGCCGAAGCCCAGTCATCGCGGCAAGTGGCCATCCTTGAAGCTCACGCAAAAATGGAGAGCGCCAAGTCGCTCGCCGAAGCAGAGGTCATTCGCGCTCAGGGCGCTGCCCAAGCCAACCATATTCTACAGAACTCGCTCGGCGGACCCGAAGGCTATCTGCGCTATCTGCAAATCCAAGCCTACAGCGATACCAACGCCAAGCTGATTTATGTGCCAACCGAGAGCGGGCTTCCTGTGACGGAAAGCCGCCGCTTGCCGGAGGCGCAGTGAATGAACGCCCTCGGCCCCAACCTTCCCGATCTACTTGCTGCCGAATGGGAACAAGCTGAGATCGTAGCTCACTATGAGCGCATTGCTCGCCAGTTGCGCTGGAGGAACAGGTTACGCCGCATCATTGATGGCGATGGGTTCTTCTTAGTCTGTGGTGCGGTTGTTGCTGCCGACCTGTGCTTGGTCATTGGTCTGTGGACGGGGGCGCTGTGATGAACGCTCACTCGGCAATCTCGGCCTACACGCCAACGATCTATGCCGAAGGGTCTTATCAGATGACTCTGGAGGACTTCAGCAAAGTCCACGGCATCAAGACCGATGCGCTGTCAGGCAGGCAGTGGGCTTACGGACGCAACCTTGAGGGGTGGATGGTCTCGGCCCCGCTCAATGTGCCCCTTTGTGTCGGGTGCGACAAGCCGATTGTCGATCACCTCTGCCCTGATTGCGAGACCGTGTTTCTCGAGGAGCAAGCAGCATGACCCCCGAAGAGAAGCTGAAGGCCTATCGCGCTTTCGGAGCGATGGTCATGGAAGATAGGTGCCGTGCCGCGTCAGCGATCGAAGCCCGAAGGACCAAATGTGAGGGTGATCCTCTTCTTCACCTGGAACCGAAACATGATCGGAGGGCGGCGTGAAGAATAAAGCTGCTCAGCGCATCAAATGCATGGCGTGCGGCAAATCGCATTCGGCAGGAAAAACCGGTCGGAGGGAATGCCCGCATTGCGAACGCGCCATCGCCCGTAACGCGGCGAGGGCGGCAATTCGCCGCCAAACAGAAGCTCGCGGCGAACAGGTGCAAGCATGACGCCCCGTACCCGCTACCTCCTCTCAATCAATGAAGAGACAGTGGGAGGATATTGTGAACTGCTGTGGCGCAAGGGTGTGGGCGATTACGCTCTGCCAGCCTTGCGGGCCGAGCCTGTTTCACGTCTCGGCGCTGACGCGCGGCTGCCGCTATCGCATAAGGGATGAACAAGGCCGCAGGTAACGGAGATTTCGCATGAACGCTGAGAGCAAAGTCAAAGCCGCGCACGCGAACCTCAATGCCGCGCTGATCGCGGCCCAGGCGGAGATGATCCCGCCGCGCAAGGATCGCGAAGTCACCGTTAAGATGAAAACTGGCGGAACCTATAAGTTCGCCTACGCCACGCTAGCGGGCATGGTCGATGCCGACCGCCCGATCCTCGCAAAGCACGGGCTCGGTTTCGTTCAGTTTGTCACTGACGGCGCAATGGTGACGCGCATCATCCATGAGAGCGGCGAACATCTGGATTGCCCGCTCCCGATGCTGAACCTGCCCAACGCTCCGCAAGAGGCCGGGAGCATCATCACCTATTTCAAACGCTACTCCTACGCTGCCGCCTTCGGTCGTGTGGCCGAAGAGGAGGACGACGCGAACATTGCGGCGGGGAACGACTATGTCCCAGCGCAGCGCGCAGCCACCCCCGGCAAAGTCGATGATGAGCAGTTCAGGACGCTTCAAGCGGCGGTGGACCGCACTGGAGCCGACCTGGCACGCTTCTGCAAATACTTCCAAGTCGCGAGCCTGAAGGACGTTCCCGCCAATCGCTTCAAGGAGGCGCTGGACGCCCTCGACGCGAAGGCCAAGCGAAAGGAGCCAGCCAATGCATGAGCAAGGCACAACCGAATGGCTGCTTGAGCGGTGCGGCAAGGTCACGGCCTCTCGCATCGCGGATCTGATGGCTCGCACGAAATCGGGCTGGGGCGCATCGCGGGCAAACTACGCCTCGCAGCTCATCTGCGAGCGCCTGACGGGCTGCATCACTCCGTCATTCACCAATGCCGCGATGATCCACGGCACCGAGACCGAGCCGGAAGCAAGGAGGGCTTATGAGTTCTTCGTTGACCGCGATGTCCAGCAAGTCGGCTTCATCCCGCATCCGACGATTGAGATGGCGGGTGCATCTCCTGATGGCTTTGTTGGAGACGACGGATTGCTGGAGCTCAAATGCCCCAACACCGCGACCCACATCGAAACGCTGCTGACAGGCAGCATTCCCGACAAATACGTCAAACAGATGCAGTTCCAGATGGCCTGCACTGGCCGCACCTGGTGCGACTTTGCCAGCTACGACAACCGGCTTCCCGAGCGGATGCGGTTGTTCGTCCAGCGGGTCAATCGCAGCACGCCGGCAATCAAGGAAATCGAGGACGAGGTTCGGGCTTTCCTCGCAGAGATTGAGGAAGCCGTGGCCCAGCTTCGCGACAAATACGAACAACTGGAGGCAGCATGAGCAAGAGAATGAACATCGCAACGCCGCGCAAGGCGAGGGACGGCAAGACGTTCTGGACGAACATCGGCACCGCCTGGTTCAACGATAATGGCGGCATCCAGCTCGTGTTCGATGCCCTGCCGATCCCCGATAGCGAGGGGCGTGTCGTCGCCAACCTGTTCGAGCCGAAGGAGCGTTCACGCCCGCTTGCCAATGAGCGCACCGGGCAGAGCTTCGTGGACGATGAAGCGCCGTTCTGAGCTGAAGCGCGGAAAGCCCCTGAAAGCAAAGCGGAGATACAAGCCAGTGTCAGCCAGAGCTTATCACGACTGGATCGCCAAGGAGAACGACTGCCTCGTTTGCGGTGGCCCTGCGTGCGTCCATCATGTGACGGGCTATGCCGACAAGCCGGGACGGTTTAGCCGCGACGATTGGCTGGTGGTTCCTCTTTGCCCAGGTCATCATCAGGCGGTCTATGACAAGGCGTCCGATCCGCAGAGTGTCGAGCTACTAAGCCATCAGGGCTTCTTCGAGAAATATGGGATCGACTTGCTGGCAGAGGCGATGGCCTTTGCCGAAAGCTATCAGAGGGTTGCGGCATGAACGCGCCATTCCGAAACGACACGCCGATTAGCGAGCAATACCGCCTCGCCGCGATGGACTGGGTTGCGATGGATGCAGCCGCGCGAATGCTCGAGGAGGGCAAGTCCGCCTACATTGCCCAGCAGATAGACAAGCTAGGCGACATGGCACACGCGAAGGCTGAGCGGATCGTCAAGGCGTCCCCTGACTACGCCGACTATATCAAGAAAATGGTCAACGCGAAAACCGCCGCCAACCGGCAGAAGGTCGAGCTCGACTTCCTGAAGATGCGGCACATGGAACGCAATTCCGAAGAGGCAAACGCACGATCGGAGAGGAAGCTATGAACAAGCTATTCCACCGCCAATTCATCGACGCTCATCAGGTCAAGTCCAGCACAGGACTCAACAGGGACGCGTGGCCCCTTCGCGTGAACCACATGCGCGAGGACAGGACGGAGAAGGTGGCTGCCTAATGGGCATCCGTGTCTCTTCTGCGGACATCAGCCAAGCGAAGGCCGCTGCCGAGAAGGCTGGCCTGCGCTTGGTTGCGCTGGAGAAGAGGCCGGACGGAACCGTAAAGCTGGAGTTTGGCGAGTTCGAGGCCAACGATGACTGGCGCAAGGGCTCTCCGCTATATGAGCGGGCGTCATGAAGTACCTCCGCAAGAAGATCGCCAAAGGTCGCGATTACTATTACTTCGACCACGGCAAGGGCGACGATGGGCGGCGGGTTCTAACTCCCCTGCCCCATGTACGCGATCCGAAGTTTGGCGGGTCTTACGCGGCAGCGCTAGGCCAGCGGACCAAGCTGCTCAACAAGCCCGGAGTGATGACGCTCGACGGGCTGATCCGGGTCTATGAGAAGTCACCGGAGTTCGCCGGCCTGAAGGAAGCGACCAAGCGCAGCTATGTGCGCTATCTCGCCAAGGCCAATCTTTTGATGAGATCCCCGCGTGGGGAATCGCCGCCCGCGAAGGACATCGAGCGCCGCGACGTGCTGAAGCTGCGCGATGCGCTGTCAGAGACGCCGGGAGCCGCCAACCAGGCCGTCAGGGCCTTGGGAGCGCTCTACGCATGGGCGGTCGATAACGAGCGGGTGAAGGAGAACCCGGTCAGGCGGGTGAAGAAGTTCGCCGCCAAGCCGCACGAGAAGTGGCCCGAGGAATTGCTGGAGGAGGCGCTTACTGATCCGCAGATCGGTGACGCGGTGGCACTGTTTTTCTTCACCGGGCAGCGGATTGATGACGTTGTGGCGATGCGCTGGAACGACATCAAGGGCGACCACATGCTCGTCTGGCAGAAGAAGAAGGACAAGCAGATCAAGGTCGCGATCCTGCCCGAGCTCGCCGATCGACTGAACCGGATGGAGCGGCCCGCGCTGACCATCCTGACCAACGCCAACGGGCAGCCGTGGACGCAATCGGGGCTAAGGCAGAAGCTCCAGGATTGGGCCAAGGCGCGCGGTCACAAGGTCGTGCCGCATGGTCTGAGGAAGAACGCCGTCGATGCGCTGCTGGAAGCGGGCTGCACGGCGGCAGAGGTCGGCGGGATCACCGACCAGTCGCTTCAGATGGTCGAGCATTACTCGAAGGGGTCGAACCGGCTGCGGCTTGGAAGGGCTGCGGTGGTCAAGCTGGATGCACATAGGAGGAAGGCGCGGTGAGAGTGAATGAGCAAGTCCGCGAAGCTATCAATCGCATCAAGCCGCTACCGTTCAGCACCGGGCCGAACTTCTACACCGTTGACGTTGACGGTTGGGGATTGAGCGCTCCGACGAGGCCGCAAGTCGCCAAGATGCTGTGGGATTGGTTCAACGACGAACGCCCGCTGATGGCATGGATTTGGGACGAAATGTTCGGTGAGAACGTATCGTGAAAGTGAAAACCAAATGTGAAAACCGCTTGTTTCGCTATCTTAGCGCTGTTAATGCCGCGTTAGGAACGAGCGTTAGTTTTCCGCC